AGCGTAGTTATCTATTCCAAGGTTTTGTTCGTCAAAACCCAATTGGTGAAGACAAGACACCTGCAAATCCAATTCGCAGATTTGTCATCAGCCCACAAATCTTCACAGTTATCAAGTCTAGCTTGATGGATCCTGAAATGGAAGAATTGCCAACTGACTATATGCGTGGTCTTGATTTCAACATCAAGAAAACAACTAAAGGTGGTTATGCCGACTACTCAACTTCAACATGGGCTCGTAAAGAATCAGCGTTGACAGAAGTAGAAGCGGCAGCAATTGAAAGTTTTGGTCTACATAACTTATCTGATTTCTTGCCTAAGAAACCCGGTGAAGCAGAACTCCGCGTTATGAAAGAAATGTTTGAAGCATCAGTTGATGGTCAACCTTTTGACAACGAACGTTGGGGAGCATATTATCGTCCATATGGATTAGAAGCACCTGCAGGAACAACAGCGGCACAACCAACAGCAGTACCAGTAGCGTCTGCACCCGCAACAGTGACCGTAGCAGAGTCTGCGCCATGGGAAGATGAAGTTAGCAAAGCTGAAGCATCATTTAGTGAACCAATCGTAGTTCCTAAAGCAACTCCTAGTACTGATAAAACACAAGACATTCTAGCAATGATCCGTGCTCGTCAAAACAAGCCTGCTTAATTGAAATGGGGAACGGGAAACCGTTCTCTCTATTAAGGAGAAATATATGACACTACCAGACGAACGCTACCGAGCTATTAAGCAAGGTAAAAAGTTATTGGAAGAATTATGTGATCCTGGTAAAACACCTAGAGTTCCTAGCATAGTTCGTGACCGAGCAAGGGGCGCATTACGGCACTACCCCAACGATTGGGAATTAGATTCATTAGCAGAAAAATGTCCCGATCTGTTAGACAAACAACCGTTTAATTTGTATACTAACGGAACACATCGATAATTAGGAGATACAATGGCAAAACCATTTGATGTAAGTAAATTTAGAAAAGAGATTACTAAGAGTATTGAAGGTCTTAGTATAGGATATAACGACCCTACTGACTGGGTCAGTACAGGAAATTATGGACTTAACTATCTTATTAGTGGTGATTTTAACAAAGGTGTTCCTCTTGGCAAAGTCACTGTATTCGCTGGGGAATCTGGTTCAGGCAAGTCTTTTATTTGTTCAGGTAACCTGGTTCGCCATGCGCAACAACAAGGAATCTACGTAGTATTAGTAGATAGCGAAAACGCACTTGATGAAAAGTGGTTGCATGATTTAGGTGTAGACACTAGTGAAAGCAAGTTGCTTAAACTAAACATGGCTATGATTGATGATGTAGCAAAGACAATCAGTGAGTTCATGAAATCGTATAAGGCATTGCCTGATACTGATCGTCCAAAAGTTTTATTCATCATTGATTCATTGGGTATGTTATTGACCCCCACTGACGTTAATCAGTTTGAAGCAGGTGATATGAAAGGTGACATGGGTCGTAAACCTAAAGCACTAACAGCACTTGTTCGTAACTGTGTTAATATGTTTGGTAGTCACAACGTTGGCTTAGTTGCTACCAATCACACTTATGCGTCACAAGACATGTTTGACCCTGATGACAAAATCTCAGGCGGTCAGGGTTTTGTTTATGCTTCAAGTATCGTTGTTGCAATGAAGAAGTTGAAGTTGAAAGAAGATGAAGATGGTAACAAGATTTCTGATGTAATGGGTATTCGTGCGGCCTGCAAGATTATGAAAACCCGTTATGCTAAACCTTTTGAAAGTATTCAAGTTAAAATTCCGTATGAAACAGGAATGAGTCCATACAGTGGCTTGACTGATATGCTTGAGAAAGCAGGCGCATTGAAAAAAGAAGGTAATAGTCTCGTATACACTACTAAAGACGGAGAGATTATTAAGTCATTCCGTAAGGGTTGGGAAGCAAACAAAGACGGTTGCTTAGACAAAGTTATGCTAGAATATACTGGCGCAACTAAAAGTACTGTAACCTCAGAGGCAGAAGTAGAGGTAGCAGAATGAGTTTAACTATAGTGGCAGAAGTATGGGAAGTATTGCGTGACCACATTGATTTCAATGATCGAGGTGATGCAGCCGACTCTTTGGTAAATTTTTTAATGGATAACAACTATGAAGTTGAAGATATCAAAGAAGAATTCAAAGACAAAGATATTACCAAAGCACTAAAGGGTTATGCAGAACAACACTTTCAAGAAGAAGAATACGAAGAATACGAAGACGACATTGACACTGACGAATGGGACTAAATGTCAAACAATTGGTATACTAAAGTAAGTTCTGATTTGTCAACAATACCTGATTTCTTATCATACTATGATGCAGAATTAGCCTCAGCAAAAAGCGATGTTAAGATATATGGTAATGTAGAGAAAAACATTTCTGCATTGCCGGGTATTACAGAGCACCGCTTCAATCAATTACAAGAAATTGAAGCGGTACTTCAATATCTTAATCTTCAATTACGTAAAATTCGCAGGAAACATTTTCAAAAATATTTAGAGGCATATAACAGGGCATTGAGTGACCGCACTGCTGAAAAATATGTTGAGGGTGAAGATGAAGTTATTGATATGGAAACAATCATTAATGAGGTTGCATTACTGCGCAACAAATGGTTAGGTACAATGAAAGGTTTAGATTCAAAGAATTTCATGCTTGGTCATATCGTCCGATTGAGAGCAGCCGGCATGGAAGACATTACTGTTAGTTAAGGATAATATTATGGCAACACTTAGCACCCGCAATCTCCCGATTCCACCGTTGACGCTTGGTAACACTGGTCCAAGTTACGGCAGTGTAACTCTTGGATCTAATAATGTTTTTAGTTTAGATTCATTTATGAGTGATAGGAATATGAATCCAGATGTAAAGAAATATGAAATATATGAAAGTCCTATCGACCTGTTAGCATTAAGCAGTGCTTGGAAAAGGTTGCGTGATTCGGGAACTGCACAAGGAAGAATAGGCAAACTCTTAGACAAAGATTTATTTGATTTGTTGATTAGTGAAGACCATGCACATGCTGAACGTATTCGTGATTACTATAGCAAAAAAATCATAGTGTGGAAACTTAAGGGTGAGAAAATGTCTAGTTACAGAAATGACTTAAGCACATTTGTACACAGTGATGGCACAAAATTTCGTGAAGATATGTTAGGCCTAGCCTATTACTTACCTGCATTTTATGAATATGATATTCAACTAGATGATGTTCGGTTGCAAGTTCAACCAACTGGCATCACAAAGAAACCTATGATTAATTCTAGTAGAATTTTTACACCCATCAAACGTATCACACAAAAAACAAAACGTATAAGTTCTGTGCAGTATTGGTTGAAGGATACTAAGAGCGACCACGCCGCTATGATACAAATTGAAACAAAAAATCAATTGGAGCATTTGTGGAATCATATTTTCAACACCAGTGATTCGATTGAGATTAACGGAAATTTTCATCTTAAGCAACGTGATAATTTTGAATACTTGAGTATTACAAATTGGAACTTAACCCATAGTTGACAATAAATGGATTTGGCTCTATAATAGAGTCTTATTCAGTCAAAAGGAGTTGTTCATGGGTTACAAAGTTGTTGCAGACAAGTATCAGATGGATGAAATGCGTACCAAGTATGGTCCACGCAAGGGCTTGGAAGGTCCGTTCAACTTCTCCGGTCGTGTGTTGTATTATGACAACAAAGAAGGTGCCTACTACGATCCTACTACAGATTTCTATGTTGAGCAATCTGAAATGGATATAATCCACTCTAGAATTGTTGATATTTTGAAGGCTTGAAATTTGACAATAAATGGGTATTGTGCTACAATACTTGTATTGAAACTGATAAAGAGGACTACGAAATGACTACAGAATTTAAATCTTGGGACGAATTGACACAATTGGAACAAGCCCGTGAAATCTACTGGGACATGTACAAGGATGCGTATGGCGTTCGTCCCCGTGGTATTGATACCAGTTCTTGGACTTTAGAACAGTTTGAAGCTGAATTTGAAGGCCTTGGGGTAGCTATTGCTGAGGCCGAAATTGAGCGCAAGAAAGTAGAAGAAAACGCAACTGTTGTTTTTGAGCAACGGATTCTTTCATTGATTCAATTAGGTGCTAAGGACCGTGCAACAGCATTGCGCTGGATCCACGAAGCTGAGGACACTCAAGGTGATGATGAATACCTCTGCTATACATTGGGCTTGCCCTATCAGTATTTTCGTAAGGCCGCTTAAGGCTTAAAATTTGACAATAAATGGGTATTGTGCTACAATACTTGTATTGACACTTAAACAAAGGAAACAAATGTCTACTATTCGTATCAAGTCAGGTTCTTATCGTAAAATTGACGTTAAGAATGAAGTGTTCACTCTTATTAAAGGATATCAAGTGGGAGTTAAAGGCGGTTTTGTGACAGTAAAAAATGAAGGTCAGTTTCCCGGCTGGGGCGAGACTGTAAAGGTTAATGTTGACAAACAAGATTCTATTGAATTCTTGTCAGGCAAACCCTCTACTCATGTTAAGGAAACTGTAACAGAGTCAGAAGTAGAGGCAATGGACCGTATTGCATCACGTTTTGGTGTGCTTGATGAAATGTCTCGTGCATGTATTGCAGGTGACATTCGTGCTATGATTGTGACAGGTCCTGCAGGTATCGGTAAGAGTCACGGTGTAAACTTGCAAATGGAAAAAGCTAGCATGTTTGACAAACTTGCAGGCAAAAAAGTTCGCTTTGAAGTTGTCAAAGGTGCAATGTCAGGTATCGGCTTGTTCGCTAAGTTGTACAAATTTAGTGATGCTAAAAACGTTCTTGTTTTTGATGACTGTGATATCTGGGAAGATCAAGACGCTATCAATGTACTGAAAGGTGCATTAGATTCAGGTAAGACACGTAGAATTTCTTGGAACAAAGATTCACGTATTTTGCGTGACGAAGGTATCCCTAATACTTTCAACTTCAACGGCTCTATCATTTTCATTACAAACAAATCGTTTGATGCTAAGAAAGCCGGCAAGATGCAGCCTCACTTGGATGCACTGCAAAGTCGTTGTCACTTTTTGGACCTGACAGTTGATACTGAACGTGACAAAATGTTGCGTATCAAGCAAGTGCATCGTGATGCTGATGGTGGTTTGTTTGCTGACTATGATTTTACACAAGAACAGACAGATGAAATTATGTCGTTTATTTCAGACAATCATAGCAAATTGCGTGAAGTGTCCTTACGCATGTGTTTAAAAGTTGCTGATCTGGTTAAGATTAGTGCTAACTGGCGCGAACTTGCTAAAGCAACTTGCATGAAAGGTTAATTCCCTGCAGTGTGCGTAGAGGCAACGTCAATAAGTCCTCTCCGATAAAGGTTTTGGTAGGTAGGTTGTTTGTCATATTTTAGGGGACTTAGGTCCCCTTTTTTTGCCACTAACTATTGCATTAACCTACATATAAGTATATAATGAATGATGACAAAAAAGCCTAATACTAAAGAACAATTGGTAGATTATCTATCAAAGTACATAAGCCTGGGCACTTATGATAAACGTTTTGTAAATAATCTTTTGAATCTTAATATTACTCCCGGTAAATCAGTTACCACTAATCAGTCTGCATTACTAGATAAAATAATTCTTAGATACCACAGGCAACTGGCTAAAGCAGAATTGAATAGTACAGAACTAATTAATTTATATTGGACTACGCCTCCTATCGAAAGTTCTCCAATTTATACTGAAGCTCACGTTTCTGTTATGGATGATATTACGTTGATTGTTCATAGTCCATATAAAAAAGATTTTGTAAAAGAACTAAAACAGCTGGAGTATATGATATGGGATCGTGAAAATAAAATGTGGTCCACTGTTTTGTCAGAATATACATTGAAGCAAGTACTGGAAGTTGTCAATGAACATTATGATAAAGTAAATTATTGTCCTATCATACAACAGGCAATAACTACAATACAAGAATATAAATCTATGCGTTACTGGAATCCTACTCTTGCAAGGATTAATGGTAATTTATATATCTTAGCGGCTAATGCATCATTGATGAAAGCCATTGAACATCTACCATTGAATACAGAGTACCGTACACTTGCAAAATTGAGTAGGATGGGAATCAGAATTGAACCATCGTTAATAAGTGATATACATGATGAATTAGGCGGCACTGATGAAGTGATGAATAAACTTATCTTTGCATTAGACCCGTTTCCTAAAATAGAAGTCACAGACATAAATCGTTTAGTAGATTGCCTGTTAGATATAAATGCTGATATGGTATTAGTAACTCAATGGTTTGGAACAAATAAAAGTCTTGTTATGGAATTAGCCAATTTGTTGAAAGCAAATAAAATTCCTCATCGTGTGTTAAAAAGCAAAACAGATAATTTATCAAAAGATAATGTAATTGATTTGAGCAAATGTGAGATGCCAGTAAAAATTAACATGAGTTCCTTCAATGTTAGTAGTTCTATGAAACATATAGCAAAGGCAATTCAAATGGTAAATAGTAGTGAGATTTATATAGAATACAAATGAAACAATGTAAAATAATCGTCAAAGACGAAGTAAATGTAAAAATAGAAGGATTAGAATTAGGAGAGCGTAAAGCTCTAATGAAACTTTTCGAATTTGAAGTACCGGGTGCGAGGTATTTGCCAAGTGTCCGATTAGGTAGGTGGAACGGAAAAACCAGTTACTTTAGTCTAGGTGGCTCAAGTTATATCAATTTATTACCTGAGATTCTACCTGTGTTAGAAAATTCAGGATATGATATTGAGTTGGAAGATACTCGAACATATCAAACTTCATTTTCTTTTTTAGAAGTAACAGAAGAAACTTTTAAGCATAAAGTATGGCCTGCAAAACACCCTAAAGCAGGTGAGCCTGTTGTATTACGTGACTATCAAATTGAGATTATTAATAATTACCTTAAAAACCCTCAATCATTACAAGAAATTGCAACTGGTGCAGGCAAGACATTAATCACAGCCGCACTTAGTCACAGCATGGAACAATATGGTCGTAGTATTGTTATTGTACCTAACACCAGTCTTGTTACACAAACAGAAGCAGACTATATCAACTTGGGACTTGATGTGGGGGTGTACTATGGTGGACGTAAAGAGTTTAACAAGACACATACTATATGTACATGGCAATCATTAGGCAACATGCTTAAGAATACCAAGTCAGGTGAAGCTGAAGTTGGTATAGGTGACTTCCTTGAAGGTGTAGTCTGTGTTATTGTTGATGAAGTTCATCAAGCAAAAGCGGATGTATTAAAAACACTATTAACTGGAGTTATGAGTCATATACCATTACGTTGGGGATTGACTGGTACTATCCCTAAAGCTAAATTTGAATCAATGTCATTGACTGTTAGTCTAGGACCGGTCATTGGTAAATTATCAGCAAGTGAATTACAAGATCAAGGTGTATTAAGCAATTGTCACGTTAACATTTTACAACTACAGGATTCGGTTGAGTTTCCAAACTATCAAACTGAACTTAAGTACCTAGTTGAAAATAGCGAACGTATGGATTGTATCGCTAAACGTATCTTTACAATTAAAGATACTGGTAACACATTAGTTTTGGTAGATAGAATCGAAGCCGGTAAAATACTACACCTTAAGTTAGAACAACTGGGCATACCCGAAGATGCTGTTGCGTTTGTTTCAGGTGGTACAAAGGCAACAGATAGGACAGAACAATATGATGATATTGCAACAGCCACTAACAAGATTATCATTGCGACTTATGGAGTAGCCGCAGTTGGTATTAATATTCCTAGGAT